CCAAAGAAATTTACGTTCAAGTCTCCGCGGTTGAAAACCTCTGCCTTCATTTTTTGTCCACACAAGTCGGCAGCTCGCACGACATGGCTGGGCGAGACGTCTCGTTGCAGTGAATCGTCACCTCCAAACAATCCTCCATCCTCCACTTTCTGCCACGCCATGCTTGCGGCTTCTCCAAACAACCGAAACGCCACGAAGAATATGAATCTATTGTAGTTTGTGTTGGAATTGGAGGTGGCTGAATTGCCTGACGTTCGCTGTGGCCCAGCATCGACCTTGACTGCCGCTTCCCAGGACCCATAATCAATGAAGTATCCTGGATGCTTGTAATTGGCTCGGAGTTCGGCGTCGATAACACCATGGTACTGCTCATCAAACGCAAACTTGTGGTAACGCTCGGAGAAAAACGCCTCTCGCTCATCAATGTGTCCATCCATTTTCTCTAGATCTCCAGCAATAACGCTGTCACCCGCGCAGCATTCCGCTACAGCTTGTTCCACAAGATGAGCAGATTTGAACCCATACCATCTTCTGTGTTTGAGCGCAGCGCTCAGTGCGTACTGGTACATGGACCAGCGTGTGGTGGAGTTGCCGTGGACTGTGGTGATGATGCGCGCGGGTTTGGCTCCGTTGTAACTCTCTCCTTTTAAGAAGTAACAAAAGACATCAGCGCATTTGAACATCCAGCGCGCAAGTTCACGCTTGACGCGCTGTATTGGCGTGTTTTGCCCCAGCTCCACCTCCTCGATCGATACGGGATGTATTTTGGTCCATCCTTTGAATTCTTCGTTCATGAACTCCGCCACGTACTGTTTGAACTGTTCAGTGATCTGGTCCCGGTCAGTGACATAACCTAGTCCCCTGCAGGCCAAGATTCGACCTTCTATCGCGCTACGCTGGCTGGCTTTGCCCTTCATTGGCACATGGGCTCCGGTGAGAATGGCATTCATGAATGGTCGCATGACAGGTTTGTTGGCCTCGGGGTCAGTGGAATAGTACTGCGTGGTGTCGCCAGTTTGCATAGCAAAGGTGACAGTCTTGGACAGTTGATCATCACTTTCTAGGAGGTAAGACGTTATAGTTAAGTGGTCCATGGTAGTTTTGCTGTCTCCCCCTTTGCCGCCCCCCCAGTTTGCAACAATTCCTGGGCTGACACCGGCATGATGTCGAGCCAACGCTCTCATTTGATCAAACTGGCACTTTGGCATGGTTTTCACCGATGCGTTGTCCCCGGCTAGTCCAATCGATATCATGTGGCTATCCTTGCCAATAGTTTGGATGCTGACGGTCTTGCTGTTGGCCGACGCTGGTGCAAACTGGCGCACGGCGTTGCTTTTGAACTCGATTCCGGCGCTCATGTAATGGACAAGACTGTCAATTAGCGGCACGCCAAAGGAAACTCGATCGATGGTGCTCATCGGAACGTAGGCCACCAAAACATGGAGTCGGTTAGCCCGCTGAGACACAACGGTGTAATGGACTACACGGAACACGAGTATGGGGATGATCCACCACCACTTAATCATTCTGCCCATGACTACGACGCTGTCCTGCCCGTGATCCCACAACGGATGTTCAAACACATTGGTACCGAGCGTTTGACATTTGATGTTGTTTGACCCGTCAAAACTGTGGCTGGTTTCCAATTCCTCATCTGCCACGGCGCCGACCACACTCGGATTTATGGTCCATAATAGTGTCAAGTTATCAAAATGCAACAACTGATCATTCATGTCCATGTAGTAATCAGAGTCCACGATCAAAATCGCACTGTTCGCAGGCTCTTCGATGGTGTCGAGTGTAGCATTGGCGGTTAGCAAGTCTATTGGCCAAAAGGGAATGGTGTGCGATGTGTATCCACTGGCCCGATCGCGCAAGCTGGCCTGACGTTCGTGGATGCGCAAGCCAACTTTGCCGGCCGCTTCGATCAACAAATCTCGTCCCAGTTTGCGATGTGCAGCGGCTTTGGGGTGGTCCTTGCTGCTCAACATGGTAGCTTTCTCAGGGTCGAACGTCCGCAGCGTCTTCTTCACCATCTCCTTGCTGATGGTGTGGTATCGAACCCCAAACGATTTGCGAAGTTTCAGCACGATCAAGAGTGCCACAACTGCCATCACGCACTTCGTCACAAACCATGGCTCCATGTTCACCATGTCGGCATAGTGGTCACATCGCGTTTCAAAGTGTCCCCAGTAAGGAATGTTTAGTCCAACTCGTAGGGTTTTAATTCCAGTCAAGTGGGTCATGATGCGCTCCCAAGTTGACTCGCGCCAGCTCACGCTCATGACAGGGCTCCAGTAGTCAGTCACAAATCGCGTCGGAGCCCCTTGTATGTACTTCCAAACTGTTTCAACCATTGTGGAGGTGCGGTAACATTCACTCCCAGCATTGGCCAGCCAAATGATCATAGGGAGACCGATGATTATGCTGCTCGCTCTAGTGCTCTTGCTGAGGCTCGGTGTGGCGATGACTAACATGGGCAAGCCAGATCCTGTGGCTGCCGCAAGCGGGATAGCACACATCTGGTAAACGGCCTTCCATCTGTCCGCGTTCATGTAGTGTCCTAACAACAGATAGACA